CTTATCGTCATCGTTGTTTCAATTTCACCGCTATCCTTGTAATTATAGTTAATATTACCTAAGCTTGTCGGGAAAGCGTCAATATACTTGAACTCAATTACTCGCTTATTGTATTCATCAAGACCGTATACAGATATCGTTGTTTTATACTGACTGTACTTGCCTCTTGCCTTATTATCGACAATAGTTTGGGTAGGATCAGTTAAATCTGTACTGTCATATATATCTAGCTGGTCATCATTCAAGAGATTAAGCCATGTATAGATAACCCAGTAGTTATTAAATCTATTATCGACAATAAACTCTACTGTAACCGGCGGGTAAGGGTCACGAGCATGTGAGGAAGAGGTTTGCGTCTGACCGGCATAACGATTTTGTATAGCAGGGACTGAGATTTCGGGTATTACAGTGCCAGCAACAGAAAACTGCATGGTATCAGGTAAAATATTAACATTGTCACGTACGAACTTTGATGTAATCTTTTTTAAGGGAGGTGGTACATCAAGAACAAGTAAGAATTTATCTTTCCTTGATAGATTGAACGGACTCTGTGTGTAATTTGCTGCGTTTGACATATACTATATTATCCCATTAAAGACCAACCCTGGTTTTCCATTTCCTGTATATCTGTTTTATCTGGAGCTGCTCCAAGATCAAATAATACAGGCATAGGTATGCCTTCTTCTTTATTGGCTTCATTATTATACATGGACGTGGGGTTAATAAAATATTTAATACCGTAGTCTAAGGATTTCAGTCTAAGAGGACGCTTGTTATCATCTAATTCAACAATTTCAAAATATCTTTCTGTTACTTCATTTTCTAATATCACTAAAGACCAAATTAAACTCATAACTCTATCGTCTTGATTATCATTGCCTGGTTTAGCTGCCCATGTACCGTTTGGATAGCGTACAAAGTTTTTTAATTCAATTAGAGTTTTGATATCTTTAATTCTAACCACATTTAATTCATTCATCCAATACCTCATATTGGTAACACCTTTGTATTTTGTGTTTGTATGAGCTACGACACCAGGTTTATTGAAGACCTTATCGCCAGCCTTAGCACTATAATACACGATATTTTCATATCCAAGATTATGTTTTAATTGATCTACAACTTGAGCTCCGCAGTTATTTCTTTCAATTAAAGCGGGCGGACTACCCCAATGTAGTAAAATTTCATGTAATTTTGTAGTGAAATTATACGGGCTTATTTCATTATTATGGTAAATTGCTACTTGTTCTATACTACGTAAATTAGTAATATCCAGAACTTGTATAACAGAAGCTGCTTCACCGACTCCCTCAGCTACATCGACTCCAACCACGTATAAATGTTCTTTATCTGGTTCTTTCCAAAGGAGATACTTACCTTCGTCAAATATAAATGCTGGTTCTTGACATTCAGATTTTAATTGATCAAAGAATGCCTCATTAATTGAGCTTTCACCAGACTGTAAAAATGTATTGCCAAACTCCTGATCAAACTTCTCTCTACTACCCATTTCCCGGATTGTCTTGACTTTCCATTTTTCATCTCTACCTGGTACCTCCCACCAATCTACACGCTCTGCCTTCCATCCATTATGTTTTTCAGGGTCACTCTCTAACGCACCTTCATATAATTCATGGAATAGGTTACCTGTTCCGTTTGGTGTACTAGCTACAAATATCTTAGATTTCTTTGAAGATGATATAATTGGGTAGACAGATGCCCAGAATTCTTCTACTAGATGGTTATCAATAAAGGCTAACTCATCTAAAAGAACAACGTTTACTGAGTCACCACGACCAGCATCACTACTTGTAGTACTAATACCAATACTTGAGCCATTGGCCAAAGCCATTGAGGTTTTACCATACTCTAAAATACCAGGCTTAAGATAATTTGGCAATAACTCATAAGCCATTCTAACACGCTTAAAAATATTGATAGCCGTTGCTTCCTTGTTAGCTACAATGAGAATACGTTGATCGGTTTGAAAGCAGACAATCCAAAGAGCGTAAATTGTCATAAGAGTCGTTTTACCGATCTGTCTAGAGGCAAGTAGACAGACAAATCGATTGTCTCTCATACTTCTCAATATACGCTTTTGGAATAGATGTAACTTGATCTTAATCTTGCCTTCATCGAGGTTAGTAATAAAAAAGAAATTCTCAGCAAAGTACAAAATATTCTTTTTACACTTTTCAATATCTTTAATCCACTCCGGATTTGATTCATAATCAAATAAAGCATCAGGTGTCGGTAAGTTTTCATTACCAAGATAAAACTGTTGTTTCTCTTTTTTAGTAGCCATTTAGTATAAATAATTAAGCATATATGAATAAAGCACGCAATCTCGTTGAAATGGGTGAATTCTACGCCTCTACAATACTTACTGAGGCAGCCAAGAAGAACAACCTTAAAGGTATCGGTAAAGACACTTTCGCCAGAGCAGGTAAAAAGACGTCTGACGTTGTTTTACCTAAGGGATTTAAAACAAAGGCCTTTGATAAACGTGGACCTATGAGCAATGAAAATGGAAAATCTCTCGTTAAGCCCCTTGAAGCTAAGGACGCTAAGGGCAAGTCAACTTTCACGGGAGTAGAAAAATTATCGTTAGCCCCCGAAAAAATGGAAGTAGAGCCTATAAATAATTTTATGACAAAATCTACTTTTGATAAACTCTTCGAGGACGTTATGTCCGATAATATCCACTCACCTGAAGATGCTGACCAGCATGATGCCTTAGCCCTTGACCTTCCTGGTGCTGAGGGTGAAGGTGATGAAGTTACAATTACCCTTAGTAAAGAACTTGCTGGTAAGCTTCACGATGCTCTTATGGCCGTACTTGGTTCTGATGAAGAACAGCACGGTGAAGAAGAGGGTGAGCTTGAAGGTGAAGAGGGTGAAGATGAAGAATCAGCCGGTTTTAGCGCTGAAGCTACCGAGCTTGAAGAAATCAAGATTTCCGGTTCTGTTGCTAAGGGTGGCAAGCATCCTTGGGAACTTGGTGGTGCTAAGAGCAATCAAGTCAAGGATTCCTGGACAACACATCACGTCGACGGTAAGATCGGCGAAGGTGAGATCAATGGTCAGGATGAAGGTCTCGGCGCTAAGAATGCTAAAGTACATCTCTACGGTGCTGCCGATGGAGTACCTGATACAGCTGATACAACACCAGTACCTGCTAAGCCAGTTCCTGTTGACTCAAAGGTCTCTAAGAACGTTGGTAAGGTTCTCTTTGCAACCGGTAAGGATGGTTATAAGGCTCCAAAGGGTACAGTTCGCGACTTCCGTAAGCTCTAATAATAAAGTAGATCAAATTAAAATTAAGGGCCTTAGCAATAAGGCCCTTTTTTTTGTATAAATATATCTGTGAAGAGCTTTAAAGACTTTATTTTCGAAAGGTTTAACCCTCATTTTAATAAAAAAACCGGTAAAGCTAGACAGCATCGTCATATGGCTGACATTATTCCGGATGTCAATTCACACTCTGCAACTGGTGGTAAGACTGTCCCAGAGTACTGTAAGCATGATAATAATGCTGTACAAGAGTTTGAAACCCTTAAGACGATGAATAGTGGTACAAAGACAATTACCTTAGCTAAAGCTCGTCAATTGGGTACAAAATTTAATCTTAAAGAACTTAAAGGCTCTCTCGGTAATACTGGTATATATCTAGCACCACATCATGAACCTGGATTCTTTACATTAACTAAATAATGAGCGTCAACGAAAAAGACTTCTATACAGGTAATCCTACTCCGCAGATCTATCCGAGTAGTTTAAACTTTGTCGATAATACGTGTATTCGCTTTACTGATAAGAATAATAATCAGAGTGAAAGAGTTTTATATTCCAATTATTGGAGGGAGCAAATAAATCTCTACGGTCAACAGACGCTATATTATGTGAATACATTTAGCGTTCTTTCTGCAGACATGCTTTACGGTGAACAACCAACCCAAACGTTTGCACCTCCTCTTCCAATTACTGTAGCGATCAATTTAAATGAAAACGCTCTCATGCTTAGTAAGTATGGTTTATTATCAGAAGATGAAGTAACAGCGTTTATTCATATTAGCGGTTTTTATACCATATTCGGTGCGAGTCGCGAGCCAAAGTCAGGAGATGTTTTTCAGCTCTCAGAATATGGTAGTGATCGTCCAAATGGTCGAAATGGTAATTTTTATGAGATAACTGAACGTCTTGATCAGGATATCGCGCAGATTAATCCGCTCGCTGGTCATTATGTTTGGCTAATAAAGGCTAAGCGTTTTGAATGGTCGTTTGAGCCAGGTCTGTCAGGTGAAGCTGTTAATCAACAGGTATATGATGACACGCTTAATCCTGGTGTATCAGGCGCCAATAAACCTTATAGCTACAGTGTTGATGTTGCATCTAAATCTGTTTTTGATTATACACTTACAGATTATGATAGTGTATATGGTGGTTACGCCTAGACGTCGAGTTTACCGATTTCAGGGTTATACACTGGCAAATTCTCGTTTCGCAACTTAGCAATGAATTGATCTGCATCTTTGCTTGTATTGAATTTTAAAGTCACTTTTGAATCATCGCTACCATAAAATGTATATTCAAGAGCGCTGTCTTGAGGTTTAATATTAATGAGATTATATTGCATATTCACATTAAATGCTGTTTCCTTTGCAAGGAAGCTGCGTCGAGGATCTGGCTTTACGCTAAAGTTGGTACCAATGATGTAGTGCATGAAATTTTTGGGGCTGTAATTGATTCGTGTCGTTCGATCTCATCAAGATCTGACTTCATTGACAGAAAACGCTCATCAATATATTTTTGAAAAGCCAGTGGTTTAATCCAATCAATACTACTATCAATCGAGCGTTTCTTGAGTTGTTCTACTCTTTTACCTACAATTTCAATGCCCTCGAGTAAGCAAAGCCAACGTGCATATTCGTCGTATGACATGTTAAATTGATTGTGGTCAGTTACTTGTGTTGTTATTTCGCTTAATTGTGTCGATGACATATCCGAGTATTATGTATAGAATTTTTTGAACGTCAATAATATTCTTATTGTTATTTAAAGTACTTGTAAGAGTATAGATTGTATCAATATTTTGCATGG